CAGCCATCCGCCTTCGTAGAAAGAAGCCAACCCATAACTGCCGTCAAGGCAATGGATTAAGCCGAGTGTGCCTACTCTAGCGTCACCTGACTTTCTGCCCCAACGTTCCAACTGCTCTGGAAATACCGAATAATCTTTACGCCGCAAACGCCTGTACCACGATCGCTCTGGAGCGGGCATGTCTATACCGTGCCAAGCCTGCACAGCTGCAGCCAAACTCAAGCAATCAGCAGCACCATGCTTTTCAGGTATCGCTCCAAGCCTGTAAGGCAGCCCAATTAACTGATACGGCTCAATCAAGCGTTACTTATTCGAGAGGTAACGGGCAACGCGCCAACATCTTTAGACCGCAAAACCTTGTTTGGAATAGAAGAAGTCACCGCGTCGATTGCAGTGCTCAGTGCCATCTGCACACCCTCAACGTTGTAGCTGATGCTGGACGGTATCCAGTATTCAGTCGATAACGTGCGGTTAGGCAGAAACGTAGAAGGGTCCATTAACACCGTGTCTACTCGCACCGACCAAAAGTTTTCAACTGCCTCATACGCTTTTGCAAGGCTGAGTTGGTTGTTAGCAAAGGTCAACAGACTTTCAATATTGTCGCCGCTTAAAGTTTTAGTTGCACCGTTGTAGATGAACGGCAGGAACGCATAAGGGCTTGAATCAAACGTGATTGTGTTGGCAGTGTTGCTGTTTTGGTACCTGCCCTGATCAGCGCCCGCATCATCCTTAAAAAAGATGAATGTGGTGATTGCCTCGATCGTCATATACCAACCCTGCTGCGAATACTACGCTTGTTAATCAAATCACTGTAAACACCACGCTTGCCCATTTCAGCACCACGCTTAGCCGCTTGAGCCATTCCCCTCTCAAACTCAGCAGCAGTGACGTAATTGACGTTGTTGATCCGTTCCACGCTGTAAGTCACATCAATGGAACCACCGCCACCACCCATTTCGCCACCTGCATCACCGCCAGGACCATCAGGGATAACAGCACCGCCACGAGCACCACGGGCATAGCGTCCCATGGCTTCATTCATCTTGCTTGCTGGAACGACGTACTCAGGTTCGCCGCCTTCACCGATTAATGCGTTAGTTGGGCTAGAGACAAAACCACCTTGAGCAAATGGTTTAGGCAAGGATGTAGCAGCGCCAAACGAACTGGTATTGCCAAATACGTCCCCAAGCCCACCGCCACCAATGCCTGCAACACCGGCAGAACCTCCAGGGCTAGCAGCAGCACTATTAAAGCCACCACCTATACCAAGCGCCTTCATGATCGTGCCGTACAAAATCATTGCTAACTGCTGAGCAATAATCTTTTTCGCCATTGCCAAGAAGTCAGAAGCAATGGATTTCAACATATCTGCCCCAGCTTCTGATACAGACTTGGTTCCAGTTATTACGTCACCAAAAGCATTCGTAAATGCGTTGCCAATAGAAGTAGCAGCGTGCAAAGCCTGCGTTTCTTTTGAAATAAGTTTGTCTAATTCCTTTTGCATCTGAACTAATGGATCATTTTCGCGCGCCTTCTCTGCTGCCTCTGCTAACTTTTTAGCGTTAGCCTCTTTTTGGTCAGATATTTTTTTATCTAGCGCAAACACTTTTTTTCTAAACTTAAAAGTGGCTTCTTCTAAAGCGTTTATTTCTTTGACAGGGGTGAGATTGCTTTCTGCAATTTTCTGACGATCAATCATTAACTGCAAAGTCGCCACTTCTCTTTCGTTGCCTAATTCAGATTCTTCTCTTAATTTTCTATTTAGTTCAAGCATTTTTTCTGACATGTCTAGCTTTTGCTTGCCAGCGTCTGTCAGCCCACCGTTTGTTTGGTTGATAGTGTTTTGAGCTGTTGGTTGTTGCGCCCCTGGTTGCTGGGTAGATGTTGCGCCAAACCCTCCAGCCTTAGCAAGATCTTGAACAGCGCTTTGAGCTTTGCCGACTCCAGCTCCAATAACGCTTGAAACGGCTCCTTTAATTGCACGAGCGCCAGCCATTGCTTGCTCAATAATATATTTTAAGTTGGGATCTAAATTTTTATATACTGACTTAAGTTTGTCTCCAATAAATAGCCCGATGCCGCTAAATATGTTTATAATTCCACCACGTATTGTGCCTGCAAAGTTTAAAAAATCTCCAACTAATTTGTAAGCGCCCTCGGTAAATTTACGAAAAAATCCAGTGACTACAGCAGTGGCAAACTCAACGGCTTTCATATATGCTTGAAAGCCCTTTTCAAGCTCAAAGGCAATGTTTACGGAGTCTTCTAACGGAGAAATTGATTTTATAAAATCTTGAATGCCTAGCACTGCTCCACGAAAAGGAGCCAGTAATGACTTAATGGCAGCTCCAAATACTTCGACAGTGACAGCAGCAACTTGAAAAGTTCCTTTGAGCAAAAGACCTAGCTCAGAACTATCTGAAAATATATTTTGAAAAGCTGTTGACAGTCTTTTAATTGATCCTTCAATTGTGTCCGTGGCTTCAAATGCCGCTAATGCAGCTTTGCCCTGAGATTTTTTTTGATTATCGAGTAGAGTGTTTAGTTTTCCAAAATCATTCAGCAACGGCTGCAAAACTGGGCCGGCTTCTGTGCCAAAAGCTTTTAGAATTTCACCAGTATCAGCGCCAGACTCTTTAATTTTCTTAAGTGTTCCAATAAACCCATCCGCAGCCAAAGTATTTGAATCAATGTTTACGCCAAACTTTTTTAGCTTTTCACCAACATTCCCAGAGGCTAACTGAGCAAGTGCTGTTTTTAAGGCCGTAAATGTAACCTCTGCTCCTTGTCCTCCTCCTGTAATTTGTGCAACTGCAGCGTTTATCTCTTCAAGGGGAATTTTTAGTGCCGCTGCAACTGGAGCAACTTTGGCAATGTTGGCCGCATACTCACCAATGACAATTTTGCCGTCGTTTTGAGTTTGGATAAATCGATCTGTTATTTCCCCGGCTTTGTCAGCGCCTAAGCCGTAAGCGTTAAGGACAGAAGTGACAGCATCAGCAGCAGTGTTTAGATCAGTAAAACCACCTGTTGCCGCTTGACTTGAAGCTTTTAAAATTTGAGACGCTTCACCGGCTGATGCAAAACCAGCCGACGCTACGTCATAGGCCGCAGAAGTCAAATCTAAAACGCTGGCCTGACCCGAAAGTTCTCTGCTAACCCCTGCTAGTTTCCCTTTTAATTCTTCGCTGTTAACACCAAGAGTTCTTACTTTTGCTTCTGCAAAATCTTGAGCTTTTAAAATGCCAAAAACTTGACCAAGGCTGCCAACCGCTGCAACTACCGCTGTTACCGGACCAAGTGCTGCTGATAATGCCGCACCAAACCCTTTAACGCCAACTGACGCCGCAGCAGCACTGCTACCAAAAGCTTTAAACCCAGAACCTGCGGCTCTAGTTGTGCCGCCAGCTTTTACAACAGCTACTTCTAATTTTCTTACCTGCCTTTCTAGTTGCGCAACCTTTTTGTTGGCATCGCGAGTTTCGACCTTAAAGCGAATACTCGTTTCTGCCACAACGCCTCCAGCAATGCCCCAATCTTACCGCCGTCTTGTCTTTGCGCGATCCATTGCCTGTTGTTCCCGTTCACCCTTCAATTCGTAGTACGCAGCAAAATGCACAAGCTCCGCATCGGTTAGTTCCGTGCGAAGCCTGCTAAGCGTCATCCCTAATTCGCAGCACAAGAAGAACTCAAAATTGAGCCAACTGTCCTGCTTTAGTCGTTTTTTGCTTCTTCAAAATCAGCCTCTTCACCAAGGCCAAACAAGAACAGCTCAAGCTCGTTCAAGACAGACTCAGGCAACTGCCGCTGAAGCTTATGGGCATCAGCAGAGGCAAAAGCTTTGGTCCCATCTTCAAGCTCTGCCATCTGACACAGCATCTGCGTGCTGATGTCTAATGCTTCCTCAGTACCAGAAAGGCTTTGCGCTTTTTTACGGTCAGCGCGTGTGATCGGTTTGAAGAACAGATCAACAACTTTCTTGCCTTCAGCGTTCTTTAGTTCAAACTT